AGATCGTTCAAAATATATTGCAACGCGAGTCTTTCCAGTCATTCCGGTGGACAAGTTGTCTGATGTGTATTTTTCGTACACAAAGAACGATTGGTTCAGGGATGAAGCGCAGCGACGTGGAGACTCTACGGAATCAGCGGGCAGCGGGTACAATCTGACAACCGCTTCGTATCAGTGCGATGTGTGGGCGTTCCATAAAGACATTGGCGACCAGACACGTAACAATGCTGATAATCCTATTAACTTGGATTCAGAAGCAACGGAATTCGTAACCCAACGGTTGCTGCTTCGCCAGGAACGTAAATTCGTCTCGGATGTATTTACGACTGGTGTATGGGGAACTGACCGCACATTGTCAGGAACGGACCAGTGGTCGGATTTCGTCAACAGCGATCCGCGTGACGATGTAGAGACGGCGAAGGAAGCTATTCTTGGCGTGACGGGATTTGCATCTAACACGATGGTTGTTGGGTGGCAGGTATGGCGTCAGCTGAAGAATCACCCCGATTTCCGTGAGCAGATCAAGTACACGTCTTCTGACAACATGACGCCTGGTATGGTGGCTCGTATGTTGGAAATCGATAATTTCATTGTTGCCAGCTCCATCTATGCAACCAATGATGAAGATGCTACTGCTGCGTATGATTTCAACTTTGGCAAATCGGCGTGGATCGGTTACGTCAATCCGAACCCAGGATTGCTGGCTCCCAGCGCTGGATACACTTTTGCATGGAATGGCGTATCTGGGACTTTGGGTGCTAATGTAGGTATCTCCAGTATTGAGATGCCGTTGAAGAAGGCGACTCGTATCGAAGGTGAAGTCGCATTCGATAACAAGATTGTTGCAACCGATTTGGGATATTTCATCAATTCGGCTGTTGCGTAATAGAGGAGGTGTCATGCATTGCGTGGTGCAGAAACCGTTCAGCGGAAATGGCGTCGATTACCAAAGTAACTGGTTAATTGATACCGGGAGTTGGCCTATTCGACGCAGGGATCAGCTGATATCACAGCGTTTCATTAGGATCGCTTCAGATGAAGAGATATCTTCAGCTTCTGAAGAAGAATCAACTCCGAAGCGATCCTCGCCTCGCTCTCGTAAGAAAAAAACAACTGCCCGAAAGCGGAGGTAACCTTCATGGGAGTGCAAGGAAAGAATAAAGGTAATTTTGTTGTCGGGCGTATGAGCAGCGACAACTTAAATATTACAACGGTCACCATTACGAATGCCCAGATGCTCACGCTAAGAGCATCGCCCGTTACCCTGGTTGCTGCCCAGGGTGCAGGTACAGTGATCGAATTTGTCAGTGCAATGTTGTTTTGCGATGCGTCAGGGGCTGTTTATACTGAATCTGCTGACAATATGCAGATTAAGTATGTAGACGGATCTGGCGTAGCTGTTACGGCTGACATTGAATCGACGGGATTCATTACTGTTGCTGATGAAATGGCAACCACTGTCATTGCGAAGATTGATGCGATTGCCACTGATGCTCAGTGCGTCAATCAACCATTGGTCCTTCACAATGTCGGTGACGGTGAATTCGGTGGAGGTAATTCAGCTAACGATATGGTGTGTAAAGTCGCATATCGTGTTCATGCGCCTGGTTACTAGCGAGTATCGATAATGACTTGGACCTATTCATCGACAAACCTTACAACTACTCTGGCCAAGGTACGTTTGTTGATCGGTGATACTGATACCGATGATCAACAAATGACTGATGAAGAAATCCAATTCTTTATCGACAATGAAAAGTCCATTTACATGGCAGCGTACCGATGTGCTTTAGCACTGGTCGCCCATTACGCTCGACGGGTAGACAAGGAAATGGGTGACCTAAAACTCCTTGCTGCTCAACGCCATCGTCACTACATACGGTTGGCAGAAGAATTGTTAAAAAGGAATGTTCCTGCCATTCCGTCATCTGGTGGAGTGTGGAAGACGGAAAAAGAAAATCTAGAAGACAATACGAATTGGATACAACCTTCGTTTAAACGCGGGATGATGGATTATACCTAATGGCTGTTAGCCCTAATCTGGATCCAGATTTTAGAGAATTAATGCCGTATACGGTTACGATTGCTCCAAAATCAGGACAGAATCAATATAACGAGGCGACGTTCGGTACGCCGGTTACGTATCAAGCTCGTATTGCTGGCAAAATCATGGAGCTTCGTAATAAACGTGGTGAGCAGGTTACGACGACATTTGAATTGTGGATCGATACCACTGATACGATTGCGCCAGATGCGAAGTTAACGCTGACAGGAGCAACATGGGTTGATACGACTCCAGAGATTTTCACCGTCCGCCGTGTCAGCGATGAAAACGGAGACAGCCATGTCCAGATATCATGTGGGTGGCAGTATCACAGACAGGGGTCGTAATGTCCGTTATTAAATCGAGAGTCCGAATAATCATTGATCCCCGTAACCTTGCCCACATAGAACGAATGTTCAAGGATTCTTTAGACAAAGGCTTGGATAAATCTGCTCAGTTGTTAAGGAAAATGTTGCAAGAAATAAAAGCAGAATCTCAAGCACAAGTCCCCTATGATACAGGGAATCTACATGATGCTGCACATTATAAAGTGTGGCGTAACCCGAAATCTGTGTCTGGCCGTATCTGGTACGATACGGATAAAGCTCCTTATGCGTGGATACAGCACGAAGTTCCGCCCGATACATTCAGACATGAGATGGGAAGAAAGTGGAAGTTTCTAGAAGATCCTGTTACCGAACGCTTAGATGATATAGAGGATCTGTGGGCTGAAGCTTTTGAAGGAGTGTGGAGATAATGTCTCTGCTCGAAGACATTAGCTTACGTTTAGAAAATCAAGGCCGAGGTACACGAGGAACCAATATTTTTATTGGACGGCAGCCAGACGGCCCTGATAACATCATTATCATTTATGAGTTAATGGGGCAAGAACCATACAACACTATGGGTCCATCGGGAACAGCTCCGTATGTCAAGCGACCCAGATTCATGGTCCAAGTCCGTAACACTAGTTACGCAAATGGACAGACATTAGCAGATCAAGTATACAGCGATCTGCATTGGTTCACTGGAACAATCGGATCAACAAGATATATGTTGATACGCGCATTGAATCAACCTTATTCAATAGGCGAGGATGAGAACAGAAGAGCTCAACTCTCCTGTAACTACAGATCGTGGAATGAATGAAGAATCCAAAACTGATAAAACAGCAACTTCGTGCTTTACAAGCGAGCTGTGCTTCTGCAATTCAGAACATTGAATCGATTGTTTCGTTGCTAGACGAGGAAATGCAACCACCTACTGTGTCACGAGGATCTGGGGAATGTAAGCATCCTATGGATTGGTTGAAGGATATGCGTACGATGGGACATCCCAGAAGATTCCATTGCACCAAATGCAACCAAACAATCAATGTAGAAGATGAAAAAATACTAGAATTGGCTGTAACAAAAGGTTGATGAGGAGTCTACATGGCTATTCAAGGGTTGATGGATGCTCGCGTATTCCTGGGTGGATACGAATACACTAGTTTCTCGAACTCATTGTCTACGGACTACGGAGTCGAGGTTCTAGACGAAACAGTTTTTGGCGATACGACCCGAACCAATATTGCGGGATTGCGGACGTTCGCTTTTACGATGAGTGGATATCGTGACGACGGTGGGTCTACGCCGTTTGGTGATGCTGGTGGTACGGCGTATTCCAGAATCGGTGCAGCGAGAGAGGTATTCTCATTCGCTCCTGTTGGAACGTCTGATGGACAGCGATCCTTTACCATTCGAGGCGTCAACGGCACCTACACCCCGTTGTCAGGAACCGTCGGTGATTTGTTGCCCTTTGAGTTGTCTGGAAATGCCGCTCACTCGGAATTGATACGTGGCGTAGTCGAAGGCGTAGGGACAAAGACATCGACTGCTAACAGTACGGGAACCAATCTTGGCGCGTTGTCTGCTGCCCAATCTCTGTATGCTGGTTTACATGTTACAGCGTATAGCGGATCGTCTCCTACGTTGGATGTAAAAGTCCAAAGTGACGATAATTCAGGTTTCTCTTCAGCTACTGACAGAATCACTTTTACACAAAATACTGGAAGTATTCAAGCCCAATGGGGCTCAGTTAATGGAGCAGTCACTGATACGTATTGGCGTACTGTGATGACAATCGGTGGAACTGGCCCCTCGTTTACATTGTATGTAACTTTGGGCATTGGGAGTTTGGCTATATCTTAAGGAGGCAAGGGCAATGGCAACTTTTGTGTACACGGATGCGTCGGTGGTTGTAAACTCTGTTGATTTGAGTGATCATGTCAAATCTTGTACATTGAATTATGAAGCCGAGATGTTGGATGATACGGTCATGGGTGACACGACTCGATCCAATATTGCCGGTTTGCTGAATTGGTCCATCGATGTCGAGTTTTTGCAAGATTTTGCATCTGCAAAAGTCGATGCCACATTGTTTACATTGGTCGGGGCTGCAGCCTTTACTGTCACGGTGAAGCCAACCAGTGGATCAGTCAGCGCAACGAATCCTTCGTTCTCCGGCAGTGCGGTGTTGGAATCTTATCCTCCGATGTCGGGATCAGTTGGAGATTTGGAAACCGCCAGTGCGACATTCCGGTCTGCTGGGACGTTGACACGAGCTACGTCGTAATTGATACACCATAGAGGAGGCATGTTATGACTTGGACAAAACCTGAGATGAAGAGTATTTCATTGAACATGGAAGTATCTTTGTATGTAACTGCTGGTTAATTGTTGTTTAATATAGCAGGGGGGCAGTATCGCCCCCTGCTAACCTGTTCGTGGTGCTCGTCGCCCTGGCCTCCACCATGGACTTATAGAGGGAGATCGTAATGTCCAACCTGAAATCAATTCCATTCACTCTTTTTGTAGACGAGGGTATTGAAAAAGAACCACGTCATTTGCGATTCGATTTCAATGCACTTGCAGATTTCGAGCAAACTAACGGAATGGGATTAGGTCAACTGTTGTCGATGAAAGCAGTTTTCGGTACGGCTCGCGCCATGTTGTGGGTCGGATGCAAATGGGAAGATCCAAAGTTGTCTCTCCAGAAAACCGGTGATCTCGTCGGAGAATTCATCGGCAAGGGAGGGTCTGTCGATCAGATTCTGTCTGCGTGTTTTGAAGCCGCAACGGATCAAGGTGCCCTTGGGACTCCAGTTACTGAAGAAGAAGATGAGGAAGACAGTGACTCGGGAAACGGCGGGTCGCCCAAAGCTCTCGGAATCGCCTCCAAACGTGGAGGGAGTTCATTGAAGAAGTAAAACCTATCGCTTTCGGTGCCTTGGAATTAAAGCACGATGAGCTGTACGCGATGACCCCGAAAGAATACACTGAACTGTCAGAGGGGTGGACGTGGCGCATTAAATTTCAAGAAGAACGGGAAGCGAAATACGTCACGATTTTGGCTAATGCGGCAGGCAATTTGAAAAAGAAACTTCGTATCGAAGACGTATTGGGTCGCAACACAATGGCCCAGAAACATCAAATTGCAGAACGTCGAAAAGTCTTAGCCGAACGTCGTAAACGAGAAAAAGAAGAATAATCATGGCTGCAGGACTATCTAGCTCCACCACTCTGCAAGCATATTTGAACCTGAATCCTTCTGGGTGGATTGCGGGTATCAAAACAGCTGAAGCAAAGATGGAGAGATTCGGGACCCAGATGTTTTTCCTAGGGTCTCGAATCTCGGCTGCTGTAACTGTTCCGATGACGTTGATGACGAAAGCCATCGTCAAAGTCGGTGCAGGCTTCGATCAAGCCATGACAGAGTCGTTGGCTATTATTAACGATGTTACTCCACAGATGCGTCATCAGATGGAGGACACCGCTAAACAAGTCGCATTAACGACAAAGTACAGCGCCACAGAAGCTGCCGAAGCTTATTTCTTTCTAGCTTCATCAGGTTTGTCGGCTGCTGAGACGATGAATGCGTTGCCTGTTGTTGCGAAATTCGCACAGGCTGGTGTTATTAACCTGGCGAAAGCAACAGAGCTGTTGTCGGATGCTTATATCACCCTGGGATTAAAGACAGGGGGTCCACTCGATCAAATGCGGAACATGCAACGAGTGGCCGATGTCCTGACCGAAGCCAATAACATGGCCCAGGGATCGATTGTTGAATTCTCTGAAGCCCTGACGAACAAAGCTGGTGTGGCAATGCGTGTCTTCGGCGTCAGCGTCGAAGAAGGTGTAGCGGCGCTAGCGGCTTTTGCCGAACGCGGTGTGAAAGGCAAACTGGCCGGTCAGCAACTCTTCATCGTCATTCGTGACCTCCAGCGAGCAGCTCTCAAGAATAGAGAAGAATGGGAGCGAATGGTTGGTCCGGGAGCAGTTTTCGATGAAACGACTGGTGAGCTGCGGAATCTTGCAGACATCGTTAAGTCGTTGGAAGTTGCTCTTGAAGGCATGTCAGATCGGCAGAAAAAAACCACTCTTGACATGTTGGGATTCCAGGAACGATCTCTCCAAGCGACACTGACCTTGGTCGGTGCGGCGGAGCGTATGCGTGAATTCCAAACAGCATTCGAGAATGCAGGCGGCGTCGTAGACCGTGTTGCAAAGAACCAGATGATGTCGTTCACTAACCAGATGCATTTGGTTAAAGAACGTATAACGCAAGTTGGCATAGAATTATTCGATACATTCAGACCCGCTTTTGAGCAAGTCATTATCCCACAAGTTAAAGAAGCCATTAAGGTTCTAGAACAATTTGTTCATTCGTTGGGGAAGTTATCTCACGAGGGACGAGCTTCTATCTTATGGGCTACGGCGTTTACAGTTGTCCTAGGCCCGTTGGTCGCAGCATTCGGTGGATTTGTCCTTCTTGCCAGACCGTTAATTTCAGCGTTAAAGCCTCTAGCAGTCCTTATTGCCGGTCCATTAACGAAGGGGACGAAGGGGTGGTCTTCATGGGCGAGGATTGCTGGGACTAGAGCG